CCCCAAAGTGCCGTGGCCGATGTTGTTCAACTTTAGGAGTCGCAAAAGAATCCCTCCGATTGGATAATTCCTCACCTTTATCGATGCTCTTCCTAACAAGTAGTAGAAATTGGCATCTAAGCCATCGAAGCGGGCGCATCAGGAACACAACGACTTCATCCACTACGCACCGTCTATATTTGGTGTACCCTTGCCTTGGAAGCTGAAGGTTACAGTGGCCGGAGCATCAACGGGAGTATCATAAGCTATATCTGTGATGATGACGCTGCCGCCAAGACTCTTGCCACTGGAATAGGTGAGAGTTAGCGCTGCTGCTGCTGCCCCAGGGCCTATCATAGCAGTGGTATCATCTAGAAAGCACGTGAATGTACCCGACCAGTATTCCAGGCCCGGGATGAAGTTCTTATGACCGCTATTGGCATCAGCCATATCGGTCACATCAAGGGCATCCGCACCCCAGCTCACCGTCCAGCTTATGACGTTCTCAACATAGCCAGTGGGGAAGGCTATAGATCCTCCGGTACCACCCATTACTTCTGCCATATTGCACCTCCTTAATCTTTGGTTGCCATCAACCGATACCGCATCGGTATCTGGTAAGCCTTTGAACTCTCGTTAAACAGAACGGCTCCAATATATTCCCTCATGCAAAGCATACAGCCATAGCCGGTAATTGTCAGGCTAGCATCATCAAGCACCGCTTTCACCAGATCAAGGATTTCACCCGCATGTTTGATTCCCGTTTTGCTAAAGATACTGATAGAGAACGTGGTGTCCTCGATTGAATCCAGGGCCCCGAACACTCCGATGGGAATATCAGTCAGAAGCCCGAAGGTCAGATAGGGCAAGCTGGCGTTCTGCGGAGCAATGACGTTATAGCACTTGTATCGATTCGCGGCAGTTCCGCTCAGTTTAGTCATGAGGTCAGTATCCGCTTTCAGAGCATCGTAGACACTGGTCATCAGAGCATTAACCATTGATCCCCCAGATTAAATACCAAAATAATCCACCGAGTAATGCAAGCATGCCCACAATCAAACCGAGAATCGTAAAATCCCATCTGTTCATTTGAAGAACTCCGCAATCTTAGCGCGTACCTGTTCCAATGCAGGAAATAAAAATGGCTGCGCACCCATCTTGTCTGTACCATGCTCTACAAAGTTCGCATACTCAACATTAGTTCCTACGATTCCCGTCGAACCTTCGATCCGATTCGTGATTGAACTTCGGAGTCTACCTGTCTGATAGCCCTGCGTAAACTCAGCGTTTATCTTAGCTTGCCTTTCAACCGCGAGCACAGCCTTCTGAAGCCCGGTCCCCAGCTTACCCATTAGCTCTCGCTCTCGTTCGGGCCGGTGAGATACCATCTTGGCCGAGATATTAGCCTTCATGCCTGCCACTGCAACGCTCCCTGTGCCTCTGTAGTGGCGCTCAGTGGCCTTTTAGCCATTTTTGCGTGTCTATCCACTAATCTATCTCTAAAACATCAATTTCCAGATGGTGAGAAATATTTGAAGGGTTGCGTACAGCTTTAATTTCAAAGATTCGGGTTCCGAGCTTAACCCGGTCTTTTTCTGTTATCGTAAGGCTTTCGCAATAAAGCCGGTGCGTGGCGTAGACTGCTATCCGGTCCTCTGATATACGCTCACCCGCAGGCATAGCGCTGAGACGACCCTTAAACTCCGTCCCATCGGCCCAAACCTCAGTAAAGCCACCCATACCATCAGTCGTTTCGGTGACTGTCTGCCTAGTAAATGTGTCGATCAGTAATCCTCTCATAGCATTATCCGCTTCTTAGATGCCAGCAATTCAGCAGCCCCAGCGATGATCAGCCCATCAGCAACCGTATAGTTATAATCGCCCAGGCGCTCAGACTTCATGCCCTGCGATTTGCGCCTTTCATACAGAGCCGAAGCAATATCAAGGCAGGCTTGCCAGACATCCATCGGATACCTGTAAATAGATGCTGCCTTCGCGGAATGCGCTGCTGCCGTAGTACCGTTGATGCCACGCTCTGCGGTAGCTGTCAGAGTAGAAACTGCGCTAATAAACAGCTGCTCTGTCTCTACTAGGATAGTATGCCCTGGCGCTATCACATCATCAGCGCTCAGCGTCAACGTAGTACCCGAGGCGGTCGCTACAGTAACGGTTATGGCTGTAGTATCATAGGGCGTTGCTGATCTCCCGTTGCCGTATCCCCAAAGCCCGGCGATCTCCACGCCCCGGGAGACTCCCCCGGCAAAGGCGCTGTAATCTCCGTTGTCAGCGATATCAGCACGAATCTTCGGATATCTATTTGCAGGCCACAGGTTATAATCGGTCGTTGCCAGGGTAATACCAAAAGTGGCATCCCCATTCTGATCTAGCTTGAATGTAGTAATACTAAGCAGATCATCAAGCCAAAGACGAGCTCCCGCCCCGGGGAAATAGCGGGTAGCTGTCTCAGCGTAGAATTGACGCCGGCAATAAGCATCTATCATCCGGCTAGCAGCCTCGAGTCTGTTCAAAAGAACGGTATCATCGCTGGTCCCGCTAATGCCCAAGGCTGCCTTGATTTCAGTTAGACTTGCGTAGCAATTCATGATTTCCACCCGCACCAGGGACAGAGCTTGATGCCTTGGCTGTTAGTCTGCAAATCCGTATCCCCACACGCCGGACAAGCAGTTATTTCCTGGGCTTCTTCCTCTTCCCGGATGCGCTGATTCTCTTTGAAGATATTTAGAAGCTGATCCCAACTCATCAGATATATCCGCAGGTGATAGTTAAGTCGCCATCCAGCGTTCCGACACGAATCCCAGTGCTGAACCACAATGCTATCGGAAAGGCGAAACAGATAGTCTCGTAAGCTCCAAGCTTCAAACGAAAGACTTCGCTACCGGTTCCACTCGTGGCATTGTTGAAGATACAGTCCTGGTCATCGTCTTTATCGTTCGATACAATAAACCAGAGCAGATAGCCGGCAGAAGCCTTGATATTCCCTGCCGCCGTTAGCTTGGTCGTACTGGTTGCAGGTATTCCCATAATTTACCTCCATGCTAACCTGACGGGAGCGGCACACAGCATTATAGCTTCATTGTACCGCCCGCCAGGTCATATTGACTTCTAGTCGTCATCGAACGGGTCGGTTACCGTTCCATTGGCGGATACAGCGTTGTGGAGGATACCCTTGCCGCTACTAACAACTGCCCTATTTGCAGTAGTCAGCAAGATATCGTTCCTAGTAATCAGGATGTTGTTGCTACTGCGATTGTAAATGCCGTAGGCAGTAGCTCCGCCGCCAAGAACGTCGATAGTATTGTACCGGACTCTGGCTGAGTAGGCCACGATATTCGATTGGATATCGATACCGATAACTCCAGTAGCGTCGCCGTGAATCATGTTGTTCTCGATGTACCCCTGAATGAAGTAAACATCGGCACCGCCAGCCACTAGGATACCCCCCGTGGCCGGAGTTTCGACAATACAATCCTCAACTACGCTTCCCTTCATCGAAGCCATGTGGATGCCGTAAGTGCCGGTGCCACCACAATCGACTATGCAATTACGTACCACATTATTGTCACCGCCAGCACAATAGATGCCCGGAATAGCACCGCCCTCATTATTCACCCAGAAATTGGCAATCTCTATTCCAGAACCGCTAAAGCCCAAACAACATGTAGTAGTTACCGCGGCGTCGTAATTGAGGCACACTCCGTAATCCTTACCCGGATGAACGGGACATCCAATTAGATGGATGTTATAGCCGCTGAATAACAACTGCTCGTTGTAATGCCCCGGAGCTACATAGACACACGTGTGATGGTCTTTAGTGTCGTCAATCGTAGTGGTTCCAGGCAAGTATCGGGCCAAATCGACGGCAGCGTCTATAGTCTGCTTGGCCCGTTCCCATGAAAGGCCGTCGTTGCTGTCGCTACCATTCACAGAATCGACGAAGTACTCGGTCATGTCGCCCATATAGCCCGGATAAACGACTAGATTGCCGGCAAGCCACGAACTGTAAAGCCTACCAGC